AAGGGAGGCATGTCGGCTGGCGGAAGTGTCCACCAGACCAGCTCACCCCCTCCGCTGGACCCGCCGGAGCCGAGTGATGCGGAACTATGGAAGTATGTGACGGCCATTCTAGATGGAGAAGGTGTCGGTTCTTTGAGCATGATTAGAAAGGCCATCTCAGAAGCCCGCGAGCGAGGACGGCAGGAAGTCGCGAAGCGGCTGCCGAGGTTGTGGGGGTATTGGGATGGGACAGACTGGAAGCGGAGGAGCAACACACACAAGCCGATTCTGGACGACGCGCATGACCCTTCCAGAGGCGAGTGGTGGACTATGGGGGTCTATGGCAGCGTTTACTGCGAGTACGACCCGACGACGGGGAGGCCGAAGGAATAAGCACCGACGGCGGCGCACCGGGATAACATGAACGCATGGACCACAGCCATAGGAAGCGCCCATGCGTCCGATCATGCTCTCAGTGGTTCTGTGCGCCATCGCTTCGTGCCTCACGCTGAGCGGCTGCGACACGCCAAAGACGACAAGCCCGATCAGCAAACAGCAAGTCACCGCCGAGCAGTTGCAGGCCGAAGTGACCGTCTGGCAGGCGGAGCGCGAATCCAAGGCAAAGGCCGACGCCGAAGCCGACGCCCAGTCCGTGCGTGAGGCCCAGGCCGAATCCAAGCGGCTGGCGGCGAAGGCGACTCGTGACGCGGAGCGGCGGCTGCGACAGATGGACGCCGATGCTCAGGTCGTGCGCGAGGATCTTGAGGACGCGATCGCCAAGATCACCGACGACTTCTCGTTTCGGGTTGATTCCGTTCACGCGAACGCGCGATCTCGGCTGGAGGCCGACGCTTCGTCCGAACGAGCCATGCAGGCAAAGGCCGACGCCGCAATCGCGGACATCAATAGGCAGATTGAGCAGCGCGGCATGCTGGCGAAGCTCGCCCAGGGCGGCATGCAGATCGCCGCCTCGGCAGTGCCGGGGGCCGCCCCCGCGATTTCAGGGTTGGAAGCACTGCTCGGGACAACCGGCCTTCTCGGCATCGCCGGAACCATCGTTTCACGCATCCAGGTCGGTCGCTCCCGCGCGTCGCACCGTGCGGACCTCGCCCGCATGGAGAAGGTCGTGGACGCAATCGACGTCGCCAAGGACAAGGACGAGACGTTCGCCAAGGCCTTCACCGCAAATAAGACGACGCTCTCGGAGTGGATGGGGAGCGAAGGCAAAGCCCTTGTCTCCAAGCTCCAGCAGCACGCGGCGTAAGCGGGACATTCCTCGGCACATCTCGTAAGGACATCCCATGCCAGACATCCAGCAATGTGATTCTGCTCGCACCACGGCCATGGCCAACGCCATCGACGACTACGACGCCGCCGTCACCGCGTGCATGAGCGGTTCACCGAGCAATCGGACGGCCTGCCTTGCGGGCGCGGCCGCGTCGCTCATCACCCTCCTCACCGCCATCGCCAAGGCCCACGCCAACTGCGTCGCCGGGACCGTGCCCGGAACTCCCGTCCCCTTCCCCGATGAGTGAACCATGCCAAACGCTCCCGCGATCGAACGTGAAGTTACCGCGCGATGGAAGATCGTGGCGGGCGTTGTCGTCGCCGTCTGCGGCACGGGCGGCGCCTCGACGTTCTTCTACTACAAGGGCGCGTCGCGGGGCGAGCAAGTCGTCACGTCCGCCGATCTGGACGTGTTCAAGAACGCCATCGTTTCCGAGATGAAGGTCGAGCTGAAGAAGACCGACGAGCGGATCAGCAAGGCCGAGAGCCTCGGAGACCGCGTGCTCTCGCTCGAAAAGGAGAGCCAGTTTAATCGCACGATGCTGCTGGCCTTGAGTGCCGAGATTAAGCCCGTGCTCTCCAACTTGCAAGCGGACATGAGCAAGGCACTCCAATCCATCGAGTACATGCGGGCCAAGCTCGAAACAAAGCTGGAAGTGAAGTAACCGATTGAACGAACGACGCGAGCAACCCGTATCGATCAAACCGCGCGGCGGGAACACACCGCACGAGCCCGGGACCGCGGCCGTGGGCTACTGCCTTGGGTGTGCCCGCGGCGAACGACGACGATTTTACTTCTACATGCGGGTGATCCAAACACCGGACGTTGAGCAAATCAAGGACATCGCCCGCGAGGTCGGAGTGCCGCTCTCGACGGCGCGATCGTGGCACCGCGACTTCCTCGACCAGCTCCGCCGCGATGCCCGGGAGAGTCTGCAACTGCACGGGTTGCGGCAGGAAGACTGGAACAAGCCCGTTCCAGACCCGATGGAGGATGATCCAAAGCGGCCCCTCGCCGCGGATCGGTAGCACCGAGTGCCAAGGCCCAGCAGTAAATCCGCGACCAGCCCGGCCGCATCAAGGGCCGCGAACGCGCCCATGCGGATCGCCCAGGCGGCGAGGCTTCTCGGCGTCTCAACCACGACGCTGTACAACGACGCGAAGGCTGGCGCGAGCGGCATCACCGTCCGCGACGGCACCTACCACGTCAACTTTCCGCTCTACAACCAGTGGCGACAGCAACAGGCCATGCGATCGGTACAGGCTCCACCGCCAGAGACCGCCGAGGTTTCGCCCACGCTCACGCCCGCGGGACGGCCGGCCAGCGCGGACGTTCCGACGTTCAACGGGAAGACCGTGGCGCACGTTCGCCTCGAGCGCGAGGTCCTGGACCTTGAGCGGGAGAAGCTCGAACACCAGAAGGAGTCCGGGTCGCTGATCGATGCCGCGACCGTCCGCGCGGCGTGGGTGAAGGGATTGACCGAACTCGGAACGACGCTTGAAGAAGCTCCGCACATCGCCGTGGAGAGCGTGCGCGAGCAGTTCAAGCTCACCGCCACGCAGGGCGCCGAGCTGGCGCAGGCCATCCGCGCCGCGATCCAGACGACGCTCGATCGATTCTCCAAGATGGATGGGGGCACCCCATGACGATGATGCCGATGGGCCTCTGCGATCCGGATCGTCTTTTCCGCGAAGTGGCGCGGAGCGTGCTGGCCATGCCGAGCACGCAGAGCCCGTACGAGTGGGCCAAGAAGCACGGGAAATACGTCAAGGACGCGCAGGCCTTCGACTACAACCCCGACGACATCCCGTACACGAAGGGCATCTTGGACGCGGTCCTGCGGCCCGGAATACGCCAGATCACGCTCATGGCGTCCGAGCAGATGACCAAGACCGAGATCGCGTACAAGGTGATCGGCTACTTCATCGCGAACCGGCCCGGGCGCATGCTGATCGTCTACCCCAACAAGAAGATCGGCATCCGACAGAACCGCGAGAAGTTCACGCCCACGATCCAGAAGACCCCGGACCTCGCTCGACGCCTGCAGAAGTACAGCCGCGCCATCCGCGGCGACGGCATCGACTTCGACCGCCTCTCGATCGCCTTCGCCAACGCGCCGCCGAACAAGCCCATCGACGCCAACCTCGAGGCCTTCGACTACCTCGCCATATGGGTAGACGAGGCGGACCGATGCCACCCGGACGTCCTCGACATCGTCGGCGGGCGCGGCAAGACGCGGAGAAACTCTCTGCTCTTGGTCACGAGCACGCCCAGCTTCGCCGGACATGGCATCGACCGCGAGTATTTCGGGACCGAGGACTACGAGGGAAGCGACCGGGGACAGTTCTGGGTTCCGTGCGTGCATCCGCAGTGCCGCCGCTATCACCTTCGCGACTTTGGGCTCGTGCGATGGCCAGGAGCCACGCGCACCGAGGCGTGGACGCAGGCCTCTCGCGACCGCAACGCCGACGCTGAGATGGTGGAGCAGTCCGCGTGGATGCGTTGCCCATTCTGCCGGGAACGCCTTGGACGCGAGCACAACCAGCTCCAGCTCACGCGCGGCGTCTGGCTGACCAAGGGGCAATCCATCGAAATGTGGTCGGGAGCGTGGGACCGGCCGACGGAGCAGTTCGTCCCTGGCGTTGTGAAGGGACCGCCGTCAACATCGCCGCATGCCGGGTTCCATCTGCCCGGACTCCTCTCGTGCGTGCCGGCGGGGATCAATCCCTATGGCTACGTGGCGAAGGGATTCGTCGCGGCGAAGGGAAAGCCGAGCCGACACTGGCTCAACCGCCGCCATGGGACGGCGCACGCCGAAAGGGCACAGACCGTGGAAATCCGAGACGTGCAGAAGCGAGCGATACCGCAGGGCCATCCCGGGAGCTTCGCGAAGGGGATCGTTCCCCCCGACGGGCTCCTCCTCACCGCCGCCGTCGACGTGCAGCAGGATCACGCGTACATCGAGGTGGTGGCGTGGCACTCGTTCGCGCGGGTTCGAAGCGTCGTGTGGTGGGGCATCGCGCCCTATCCGCCCGGAACGCCAGGGGACATCGTCCTGCAGGCGATCGAGCAGACGTTCCCCGTGTTGAATGGCGGTTCGTCGCGCCGAAAGAAGGTCATCGCCAGGATCGTCGACTCTGGCGACCGCACCGACGAAACGTACGACCTCTGCCGCCGATGGAACGCGCTCGGTTGCATGACGTATGCCGCCAAGGGCGTGGGCCTCAAGGGTGGCGCCGAGTCGATGTCGCGGCCCGTCGAGGTGACCTACATCGACAAGAACCCCGACGGGAGCCGAGATGAGCGAGGGCTCCAGCTCTTGCGGTTTAACTCGTTCTTCCTGAAGGGCCTCGCCGTGCGTGCCATGCGCGGGCCCGCGGCGGCAGTGTCCGAAGGCACCAAAGACCTCCGGAGCTGGAGCGACCCGAAGGAGGGAGACCTGGAAGGCGAGCGGGCGCTCGAGGCTCTCGGAACCGCCGGGAACGCCATGGGTATCACGAGCGAGCTTCGGCTTCCATACAACGTCGACGGGAACTACCTCGGGCAGATCACGTCCGAGCACCTGGTCAAGGTCGGCACGGGCACCTCGAATCGACTGATGTGGCTCATGAAGCCGGGCCGGAGCGCGAACCACTGGTTCGATTGCCACGTGATGAACCTCGCACTGGGGGAGCGGTTGGGGCTCCGCGCCCTGCAGATTCCAGGCCAAGGTGACCCGCTGCTGGCGTCGCCCGCAAGCGCCCAGAGTTCGACCTCCTCTACTACCCAAGTCCAAGCCCAGAACCCGGCACAAACCATCGCCCCAACCGCGACGGCCCAACCAACGGAAATCCTGCGCGAGGAAAAATCTGTGCCGACCACTCCTCCGATCAAACCTCCGATCGCATCTCCGCACGGAAGATCGGTAAATACAGGGCTGGAAGCGGCGCGGGAGAGGGCGAAAGCGCTGCGTGCGCGGTGGCGAAACTGAGCCAGTCCGCGCGGAAAAACGGCGCGAGGGTCGCCCTTGTACAGAAGCACCACGCGGCACCCCAAGCAAACGACGGAGAGCATCATGGCGAAGAAGATCAAGGCTGAGCAGACCGACGCAACGGCTTCCGACACCGCAACCGCGACGGCCCCCGCGCCCGAGGAACAAGCCGCGGCCCCCGCGACCGACATTGACCATGAAGCCGACGTGAACGACGCCGCACCATCTCCAGAACCAACCAACGTGCCTGCTCAGGACCCGGAGCTCGCTCTCCTGGACGAGTTGGCAAAGATCGGCGACCCCTATGCCATGCGTCAGGCCGTCAATCAGCAGATCATCACCGCCCGCCAGGAACTCCGGGACATCAACGAAGAGTACAAGCGTTCGATCGCCAAACTCGAAGATGAGCACGCGAAGGCCGACGAAGACGCTCGCGTATCGGCTACCCGAAAGCACCAGCTCGAGGTCGAACTCGCCAAGGTGCGGAAGCTCAAGAAGAGCGAGGCCGACGCCATCGCCGGCAACGCAGAGGCCGCCAAGGTCCGCGCCCAGGTCCAGCAAGAACTCGCCGCCGCCGGCATCCAGGGCTAACGCTCCACCGCGCACCACACCGCCAGATCTTTACCCATGGCCGACTACCTCTATTCCGCGTGGTCCTCGCAGGCGACGGTCGCGCTCCGGCTCGCGATGATAAATCTCCACATCGACGAGGTCTCGCTCACGATGACCCCGGATGTTACGAGCGACGGCCAGAGCCAGAGCAATAGCGCCGTCCAGACCTACCTGCAGGGCCTATACACCGAGCGCGACAAGCTCCAGTCGTCACCGGCCAACATCCCGGGCGGCGGGCTCTTCAAGCTCCGCCGCACCCGCAACTGATTCGGACCTCACCCCACTCTCGCCATGTCCACCCAGAAGACACTCGCGAAGCGGCGCACCGCCGACTCGGTCGAAGAGCTTGCGCGCCTCGAGAAGGCCAAGAGCGAACTCGCCGAGGCCAGGTACAAGGGGAAGCTCGCGCGTGTCCGCGCGAATGCCATCGACCGCCTAGCGAAGAGCCCGCAGTTTCGCACGCCAGGCATGGCAAGCTCCATGGCCGTTCGTGCGAGCATGAATCTCGGCGCGTACCAGAGCGGCAAGGCCAGAACGCGGCTCTCCCCGGGCAAGACCACCCCGCCCCGCGCGAGCGCGGCGGCCACGCTCGATTGGTCGGCCCGTGACCTCATGGTCCGCGAGACGCAGGACGCCGAGCGGAATAACTCGGTAGCCCGCACGCTCGTCCAGCGGCACATCGACTTCGTCGACGGCGATGGCCCGATCGTCAACCCGAACACGCTCGATGCCAAGTGGAACGATGAGGTTCGCGATCTCTACCGGCGCTTCATGAACGGCGAAGACCATGAGATCTTGGGCCGACCGAACGTCAACGGCCGCACGACGGCGATCATGGACCAACGCGAGATCACCCGCGCGTGGGACGTCGATGGCGACATCTCCATCCTCAAGACGGTCGACGAGAACGGGCTCGGAAGTTTCCAGATGGTGGAGGCCCTGCGGCTCGGGTCGTTCGGCGGGACGTTCGGCGGCAAGGTCGTCGATGGCGTCGAGATGAACGCTCAAGGCTTGCCCATCGCGTTCCACTTCAGCGACTGGGAGTTCGGCGGACTGGCGACCAGCGTAAAGACCAGGTCCATCGCCGCCGAGCACGTGATCTTCTGCCCGAACCCCAAGTTCTACCGCACGGGACAGGTACGCGGGGAGCCACGGCTCCAATCGTGCCTGCAGCTCCTGGAACTAACCGACGGCTACATCAAGTCGCACGCGATCGCCGCGGAGATGGGCACCTACTTCGGCGTCATCTTCCAGGACGAACGCCCGCATGACTTCGCGGCCGTGCTTCGCGGCGCGATCAGCGATCAGCCCAACCGCGAAACGAGCGACTCTCCGTACGAGGCCGAGTTTGGACCTGGCTGGAGCATGGTGACCAAGCCCGGGCAGAAGCCCGTGCAGATGCAACCCGAGTTCCCCACGACCAACTTCGCCGACTTCGTCTTCGCGAACATCCAGATCATGGGGGCCGACTTCGGCCTTCCCCTCGCGATCGCTCTCTTCGCCAGCAAGGAGATGAGCTACAGCAACCTCCGCGGCGTCCTCTCGTGCGCCGGGCGCGGCTTTGATTTCGATCAGGCCGCCAAGGCCCGCATCGAGAAGCAGAAGTACAAGTTCAAGCTCGCCGAGTGGATGAACCTTGGGCTCGTGCCGTTCCGCGACGACTGGGACAAGGTCCACATCATCTTCCCGCGCCCGCCCGTCGTGGATCTGCAGATGGAAATCGACGCGATGGCCAAGGCCCGCGATAACAACTTCTGCACGGGCCAGACCGCCACCGAGAGCATCGGCCTCGCCGAGAGCTACGAGGAAGTGGTGAAGGCCCGCAAGAAGGAACGCGAGCTTGAGATCGAAGCCGGAGTCGTGCCGCCCGACATGCCGGGATCGGTCAGGCCCGGACAAGCGGACGCCAGCAGCACCGCCGACACGAACGCCTCGAAGCCAGCAGCTTAACGAGCACACCACATGTCGCACCTCGACTTCATGGCCCCCAATCTTGGGTGGGATCGCCCACAGCTCGCGAACCTCCCGCCACGGCCGACCGAGTCGCGCACGCCCCGCCTGCCACAGATGCTCATGGGCAACGCCGTCGAGGCCCGCAAGGACCTCTGCTGCCTGAGCGTCGTCGGCCCCATGGCGATCATCACGCTCGACGGTTACCTGAGCTACGACGCGCCATACTCCTGCCCGTCGATCATGACCGCCGACACCGAACTCCTCGCGGCGATCCAGCACTGCCGAACCAACGACGGGATCGCCGGGGTGTTGTTCGACAGCCGCTCTCCCGGTGGGAGCGCTGGTGGAACCTCCGACGTGATGAAGGCCGTGCAGCTCCTCGCGAGCGAGAAGCCCACGCGGGCCATCGCGCACGACGTGGCCGCGAGCAAGGCGTACATGATCGCCGGGCTGTGCGCCCGATTCGGCGCGACGCCCAGCGCCATCGTCGGGAGCGTCGGCAGCACCTTCGGCGCGATCTACGACGCCAGCAAGAACCTCGAAGACAACGGCATCACGCCCTACGACCTCTCCACCGGCAAGGCCAAGAAGCTGGGAACCTACGGGCTTCCCGTGGATCCGGCGGAAGTCGAGGCGATGCGAGCGACGGCGATGAGCCTGCTCTCGCCCATCCTCGAGATGCTCTCGGGTCCTCGGCGCATGACGCCCGAGCGATACCTCGCCCTCGAGGCCCGCATCTATGCCGGCAGCGACGCCGTTCGCGCCGGGCTTGTTGACGAGATCGCCGACTTCGAGACCTTCGCCTCGGGCTTCCTCGCGGAGCTGCAGGGCGGAGGGCCACGCCTCATCGTTCCGATTCCAGCGTCGGTCCAGCGGGAAGTTCCCGAGGGTGACGACGACGCACAAGACCAACCCGACGCGACCGACACGGAGGCCGCGCGACATTCCACACAAGGAGTCCCCTGCATGTCCACGAACGCCCCCGCCAAGCCAGCCGCACCCGCAACACCGACCGCCGAGGCCCGCCCCCTGACCCTCGCGAGCCTCGAGGCCAATGAGCCCGCGATCGTCGGGGAACTCACCAACAAGATCAAGGCCGAACTCGCCAAGCCCACGCCCGCCAGCTTCGACGAGCTGAACGCGGCCTTCGGCGAAGAGGACCCCGCGTTTGTGACCAAGGCCATGGCCGGGAAGATGACGCTCGTTCAGGCCCACGGCGAATACGCGAAGGTTCTCAAGGCCAAGCTCGCCGCGACCGCGGCCGCACCTTCGCCCAAGAAGCTCCCCGTTGTTGGCGCGACGGCCCCCCTCGCCCCGACCGGAACGGGCGGCGCCTCACTCCACGGATCCACGCCCGACAACTTCAACGCTGCCGTCAAGCAGATCCAGAAGGACCTGGGGTGCGACTTCTCGACCGCCTGGCACAAGGCCTCGACCGAGTATCCCGAGCTCCGCCAGAAGTACGCCGAGGAGAGCACCTCGAAGTGGAACTTCAAGGAGCCCGCCGGCGCTTCCGCCTGAGTCCACACCCGCCATTTCAAAGTCCATCACGAACCCCTGACCAACTCCCACACACCAACGGAGAAGTTTTCCCATGTCCGAGCAGCAAAACGATACAGGATTCAAGACGTTCACGGCAGGCGCGGCGCTCGAGCCTTTTCGACGCGTCAAGCTCGATACCACCGAAGGCCAGGTCGTCTACGCCGGAGCCGGCGAGGCGTTCATCGGCGTCACCCAGGACCGCGCGGCCAGCGGCTCGCCCATCACCGTGAAGCTCAAGGGCCTCGGCACGTACCAGATCTGCTGTGCGTCCTCGGTCGCAGCTTCGGGAACCGCCATGTATGGCGCGGCCAGCGGCAAAGTTGACGACGCCGTCTCCGGCTCGATCCAGGGCTACGTGAACGGCACCGTTTCTGGCGACGGATCCATCAAGGAAATCTGCCTCATCTGATCCCGTCAGCCCGCACCCCTCCAACCCCCACAACCGACGAGTTTCACACCAACCCGCCAACCAATCGGAGTAGATACCCATGGCCATCATGCCTTCTGGTGCAGCGCTTCGCCGCGATCTCGCGGCCTTCGTTGCACAACACGCGCGCGATTCTTCGAAGTACATCGGAAACCTCGTTATGCCGTATTTCGAGGTGGACGACGAGGCCAACACGTTCAAGAAGCTGAGCGTGGATTCGACCAGCCGTTTGCCCGACGACTCCTACAGCACCAAGGCCGGCGCGAACCGCGACGACTTTGAACTTGAAGAGGACAACTACACGACCAAGCCGCGAGCCTTCGAGGGCCAGCTCACCGACCCCGACCGGGCACGGTTCGCTGCCAGCGGCATGGACGGCGAGGCGGTCGTCGCCGGTCGCGCGTATGACGTCATCGCGGCCCGCGAAGAGCTGCGTGTCGCGTCCGCTCTCTTCAACACCACCAACTTCCCGCTCTCGGGCACGACCGGAGCGACCGTCAGCAACGCTTGGTCGAGCTCCTCGGGCGACCCGTACCTCGACATCATCACGGGCATGCGGATCAAGCTGACCGAAGTCGGAAGCCTGCCCGACACCCTGGTGATCACCGCCAAGACCTACCTCGACCTCTGCCGAAACCCGGTCATCACGGGCCGCTTCACCAACAACACCGAGCGCGGCATGCTGCTGACCCCCGAGCAGCTCAAGAGCCTCTTCGCCGGAATCCAGAAGCTCTACATCGGCGGCATGAACAGCTACAACACGGCGGACAAGGGCCAGACCCCGACGGTGGCGTCGCTGTGGACCAACGGCTACGCGTGGCTCGGCTACACCGCCAACGGCCCCACCGACAACACCTTTCCGACGCCGCAGGTCGGCCGCATCTTCGCCTGGAAGGGCTGGGGTGGATCGATCGGCATGCGTCAGTACCGAGAGGACAAGACCGACAGCGACATCTTCAAGGTCTACAAGCAGACCGTGGAGAAGCTCTTCGGCAGCCGCTTCGGTTACCTCATGTCGGGCGTCTGATCGCGCACCCGGCACCACCACGACCGCTCCCCGTCGTCACCGAGGCCTGACCTCCTTCCCGACCAGCCGCGATTGGCCGCACGCGACGCGACCACTCGCCAAGCTCCAACGTCGGGCCCGGTGACGGCTTTTTTCCCTTCTTCGGATCGTCCAACACGAGCAACGACCCATGGGCAACCTTCGAACATTTGTCCTCGACTGCTCCACCAACGACGCGACGACCCTCGTGGACGGCGCTGGAGACTCGACGACGCTGCACCAGTTTGGCGCGGTCTCGGAGGCGTTCGGCGAGATGCTGTACGACTGCACGCCGCTCAAGTGGAAGGGCTACATGGTCGGGGACAACATCTTCAGCTCGGTGGGTTCGCCCGACGGGTTTGTCGATTGCCTTCCTCGACGCAACCTCAACGAAACCAACCCGGTCGGAACCATCGACAATGCACCCGCGGGGTGCGCCGGTGCGCCCGTTCTCGGTGGCTTTGGCGCGAACACCACACTGACGACCGTCGGCGGGATCACGAACGTCTTCACGGGCGCGATCACCGTCAACCAGGTCGATCAGGACTGGTGGACCGACGGGAACCCCGGCATTATCCAGTTCATGGACACGGGGGAAATCGTCCGGTGCTCCAACAAGGTCGGGACAACGCTCACGATCTCCACGCGTGCACTGCACAACTCGACGGCCGCGGCGCACGCCCAGGGCGCTGGGATCATGAACCTCACGCACTCGAACGCGGGCGATGCACCCTGGCTCATCCACCTGCACGGCCTGCTCGGGGCCGCCGCAACGTTCGCACTCTCGAGCGCGGCAGGAATCCAGCCCCGCCTGGAAAGCCCGATGGGGACGCAAGGCGAACTGGAGTTCATCTGGTGCGGCGAGAACCCGACCGGGAGCGTCGTGGTGGGTGCTCAGATCCGCCTGAGCATCTACACGGTGGACAACCCCGGCGACGCGGTCAGCACCATCCGCAACAGCCTCGCCCTTGGAAGCACGCTCAATCCGACCACGACCGACGCGGCGGGGACGCTCCTGGCCACGGCCGTCTCGTGTGCCGCAGGAGCCCGCATCAACAACACCGCCCCGCTCTCTTCGAGCCCGGTTTGGGCCGACGTGCACGGATCGGTGGTGACGACGGGGAACTACCTCGGCGTCCGAAAGATCATCCACAACAAGGGACGCGCGGGCGGGATCCTCCAGACCCGGACGGCGAGCAAGGGCGGCACGACCCTGCGGCAGCTCGTGTCGTGCATGCTCCGCACACCCAACTTCATCGCGTCGCAGGTCAAGAAGAACCAGTGCGCCCGGTTCGTCGCCAGCACGGGACGCGGGGGCAACGGCAAATACCGGAAGATCTGGTACACCAACTTCATGCACAACGACGTGGGCGACACGGGCCTCGCGTTCGTGGTGCCCGGCCAGGCATGGACGATCGACTCCACCAAGACGACGACGCTGACCGCCAGCTACAACGCGTCGGTGACGACGTTTACCGTCGCGGACACGACCAACCTGCCCACGCAGGGCCACGGCTACAACCCGGTGACGCTCGAGCGGTTCACCTGGACGGGCAAGACCGCGACGACGCTGACCGGCATCGCGCGGGGCGACTATGGAACCACCGCGGCGGCGAGCAGCGGATCGACCGACACGCTCCAGTTTTCATTTCAGCACCACACGGCCGTCGGCTTCGTCTCGACGCTGATGATGCTGCACACGCTGCTCCGCACGATCCACGACGCGGCCGACATCAGCCAGGCGAATGCTTCGTACCCCTTCGCGACGTCGGGAACGTTCAACATGCTCTCCCCCGAAACCGGGGTTCCCAACCACGCGACCGAGCACATGCACGTGCTGCTCGGGGCGATGCCCGTCTCGATGTCATCGACGGCAACCTCGGGCGTGGTGACCACGTGGGCGCAGCGTCAGAAGCGGCACCGCGACATCATCGCGGCGGCCCGCGCCTACATGGGTGGGCTCGTGGACTTCGACGTCATGGACCCCGCCGAAGTCGTCACGCTGGCGGACATCCTCTCTGCGGGCGCGAACGCCTACCCATCGTCGGCCAGCATCGACACCACGCTCTCGGCCATCTTGAACACGGGCGACACGACCGCCAGCCTCGCCGCCTCGATCGCGAGCAGCTATACCGAAGGCTACATGTCGATCGATGGCGAGTGGCTCTACTGGAACGGGATCTCCGGAGCCGGCCCCTACACCTACTCCAACCTCGTCCGCAATCTGACGGGGCAATCCGGGGCGCTCGTGTCCCACGCGTCGGGCGCCAAGGTCGGGTTTGTTGATCCGATCCACCACACGCGGCACGGTTACAAGTTCGCGTACACCAAGATGATGCAGGACGTCATGTCGAATGCAACGTCCATTTTCGAGCTGGAGGGCCTATGAGCTTTGCAAAGAACTGGACGGGCGTTCCCACAATCCCCATGGCGAGGGCGAACGCCGCGGCCTTCCTCAACACGATCGCGAGCGGCTCGACGTCGCCGGGTGGCACGGAGACATCGCTCAAGACGCCGCCCGCCGACACCCAGGTCTTCATGCTCGGACCGCACGAGGGGCAACGCTTCCGCGGTGCCGACATCGCGATCTTCGGATCGGGCGCGGACGGATCGGTCGTGACCATCCCTGAGATTGGGATCATCGACGGCGTCAGCTCGAAAGAGAATGGCGAGATCGATGCCTACGTCTTCCAGCCGCTCTTCCAGACGTGCGAGTTCACGCTCTCGGCGGCGGTCATGTCGAGCGCCATGAAGACCGAGCTCGGGCTTAGCGGCACGATCCGATACGCGGACACCGTGGCCGTGACGACGAAGACCACGCTCTGGACGGGCGTGCTGAAGGTCGAGTCGGGCCGCGATATGTACGCCTACTCGCCCGCGAACGACACCATCGGGTTCCTTCGCATCCCCTACACCGCCGACGCGATGGGTATCTACGTCCATCGTGGAACCCAGAACAGCTTCGGGATTCTCGCCCGCCCGTACGGCCGCAAGTAGAGAACGCCATGGCCTTCGCCGACCGAGTCGCCTCGATGATCTCCACCGTTACGACGGTGCTGTCCGTGTCCGTCACCATCCGACGTCGCCAGACGGGTGGGCTGGACTTCTCGACGATGAGCGAGTCGTCGGTTGTCTCCAGCACGCAGACGGTGAACGCCGTTCGGAATCGGAGCCTGTCCCAGACCGGGAACATCGGCAAGGTCCGCAGCCTGGTCGAAACGTACACCGTGGCCGCCGCCGATCTCACCTTCACGCCCGACCAGGACGACACGCTGATCCGCAACGGAGTCGAGGGCAATATCCGAAAGGTCGAGCCGATCGCCTCGGCGCAGGCCTTCCAACTCGAGGTGGAGTTCCCCGTCTAATGGCCAGCGAAGTCCAGATCGATTTCGGTTGGCTGCATGCCAGCCTCGAGGAGCGGCTCCAGGAGATCGCGAGCCAGCTTACCCAGGGCGTGGCGTATGTGCCGCCGTTCCGAGGTGAGCCGATCGCCGCCGAACAGGAATCCAAGGGGCGCATCTTCGGCCTCTCCTTGACCCACGAGGAAGAGGGGCGAATCTCCTCGTCCGAGGCGCACACGATCGACTTCGTGTACGAGGTCGGGATTCGCTTGGGGAGCGTGGAGTCCGGAGTGAGCCGAGCGTTTGGAGCGGTGTATTCCGCCGCAGGCGTCGTCAGCAAAGAGTTCCGGAACTGGTACAAGCGCGACGACCCGACCGACCACACGTTGAGCGTGAAGAACGTGAGCATTCAGTGCGACCTTCGCGGATCGCAGGGCGAGGGAGCCGAAGAGTTCCAGCAGGCGGTCCTCTCGATCCGTGGCACCGTGATCCGGTGCGTTGGAAGCTCGCAGACCCAGTTTTGAACAGCACCCACACACGACCACATAGGAGCCCTCCACCATGGCCGACATCAATGACATCATTCACCGCTTCAACAACGGCGGGACGCTCACGCTCAACTTCGGATCCGCCCTGGTCGTCAAGAACTACGTTCCGGGCTCGCTCAAGGTGAAGCCTGCGTTCCGCTCGATTGGAGAGCGGTGGGACCGCGAGAACCCGCAGGTTCCACACAAGATGGAGAAGCAGTATGGCGAGATCGAGTTCCAGGTCTACGGCGGCTCGATGGATGCCGGGCTTTACGAGCTGCACACGACGATCGAGGTCTCGACCGATGACACGGTGAAGACCGGAACCATCACCGTCCTGGTGCGCGATGCCGACGCCGCGGCGACGGGCGACAAGCTCGAAACCACCGACGCCTTCTTTGCCGAGGCCCCGCAGTGGGAAAACGGCGGCATGGGCGAGCATGACAAACTCACCCTCAAGTTCAAGTGTGTGACCGGGCCGACCTGCACGGCGGTGTAAGCCGTGGCGGACCCGAGCGACGACGAAAGGACACGACGAATGAGCCTTCGACTGACCGACTTTGACACCCCCGTGGCGAGCGAGATCGTGAAGCTCCGGGGGAAAATGATCACCATCCGCGCCCTGTCGGCATCGGAATCGGCGCGAGTGCGTTCGGCGATCCCTCGCCCGCTTCCTCCCATGACGGCCTTCTACACGAAGGGGAGCGTGGCGTTCGCTCTTCCAGAGCCGACGGTGGATGTTTCCGACCACAACTTTCGACGCCAGCACATCGAATGGGCGGCGCAGAGCAACGCCGCGGAAGTCGCGGTGGGCATTGATTGGGTGTGCGGCAACGGAAAGAGCGCGATAGACGATCCATCCTTGGCGGCGACTGAGCTGCGGGGGCACTTCACCGACGTCGAGATCGGCGGCCTCGTCCGGACTCAGGACAAGTTGTCCTCTGCGGCGGAGGAGCAGGCCCTAAAAAACTCATCCACACCGCAGACGGAAACGTGCTGCGGTGGCACAACGGGCACCGCGTGCTCCCCGAGCGATACGGCCTCAAGCGGCCCTTCGTGCTGATGCGGTCGGCGGCGCGGCTTGGCCGCGACTGGCGGACGGTCGTGAACGTGCGGACTCCGGTTGAAGAAGAGGCCTACATGATGGCGTTCGATCGCGTGGCCAGCGACTTGGAAGAGCGGATGGCGACGTGACGATCAGCGGCGGAGTCGATCAAAGCCGACCAGCACCGCGCACACGAGCGTGATGGATGCGGCCGAGAGAAGCCCGACGTTGAACGGTCCAAACAGGAAAGAGATCCAGGCAACCACCATGACCATGCTTGAAAGACCAGCGAAGACGCCGCGTGCGATGGCATCGGACAGGTCGCGAGGCCTGGACGGCGACCAACTGGACATGACGTGCGCGGGCTCTGTTGAGGATGGGACGGACGTTGCACGAACCTTCTTCACCTGGAGTCCGCGAGAAAGGGCCTCATCGACCGCCTCGGTTTCGTTCGGAGCATCGAGTTCCAGAACAGTCTCTTTCCCGGTGGAACGATCGGACGCGAGAATTGAAAAGCTCGGCATATAACCCCTCCTGTCATGTAATCCCACAGCATCTCCATACTAACGCAAGGCGGTTGGTCTACTCACGATGAAAGTCAGCATCGACGAACTTCGGCGAAACGTCGCCAAGCTGGATGCCGCGCGTCGCAACGCACGACGCGAGGCGGTCGCTTTTCTTGGACGTCGCATCTCGCAGCAGGTTTCCGTTCGGGCACCACGCGACACCGGGCGATTCGTTCGGGGATATCTCCTCGCGTTCCAGAAGATCGGGCACTTCGAAGGTTCGATGCCGGCGCTCCAGCACTCAAAGTACATCGAGCAAGCGATCAAGATCCTTGTCGATCAGCACAAGTTTTGGAGCAACGCGGCGGCCAGCAACCGAAAGACGCTCCTCGAGCGCTATCCAAACGGTCCGCAGCGGGGGCGCATGGCCGGATACAAGGCCGTGCGCAAGCGGCTCGAGAAGTCTCAGGATCTCGCGATGCGTGCCCAGCAGGAACTCTCGAAGTTCCGGAGTGCACCCTACGGCATCATCATGTCACCCCTGCGGTGGGAGTTCACACCCGAAGGCCGTCGCCTCATCACCGTGCGTCCCAACCCGTACGGCGGAGACGGAACCATCATCGAGGGCGATACCTCCACGAAGGCCCGCATCTTGACCAAGGAACCGCACGCCGAGTTTGTTGAGCGCGAAAGGTCCACGCTCCCCGTCGCTCTCTTCAACGCAACCAGGGGCACGATCTTCGAGAAAGCCGGGAAGACCTACGTGAAGGGCATCAAGAACGTGGCCCAGGTGCAGGGCGCGGCACGCGAGCGATTCTTGGCGGGGAACTGACCATGGCCGATTTTCTCGCAACCTACGGCATCGACGACAAGGCACTCGCGATCGGTCTGAAGAAGATCGAGGGGCTTGCCTCGCAGCACGCCGAACGCATAAATGCAAGCACGGCGCGGGCGGACAAGGGCTTTGCGTCTGCGACCGCCACGAAGCTCGGAAAAGGACTTCTTGGCGCGATCGGCCTTGGGAGCACGGCGGCGGTCATTCGGTCCACTATTCTGACGATCAATGATGCCAGCCAGGAGTACGCCAAAACCAACGAGGCCGTCGCGCAGAGCCTTCGCGTGATTGGGTATGAAGGAGAAGCCGCATATCGGAGGTTTGGAAGAGAGGTGCATCAAGTCGGCATCGAAATGAAATCGACCTGGGCTGAAGTATGGAACTTCGCTTCAAGGTCGATCGACAGACTCGGGCGCGAAGGAATGGCGGTGCTGACGGGAACGCGGCCAGATTTTTTCTCGTTCAAGAACACCGCTTTGGATGCTCAGGAGACCGCCACGCTTCTCGCCCAGGCGAATGCCGCCAGGCTCTCTATCGACGCCGAACGACTCTCGAAAGATCCATACTCGACAGGACGAATGGCCGCCGCGCAGTTGCGGGCCGAGGCCCAAGTCAGAGAGCAGATGCTCAAGAACGAAGGGCTTCTGTGGCATCTGCGGAATAGCGGCATGTCCGAGGAAGCGAATCGCCTGGAGCGCTCGATCAAGCTCGGAGCAGAACAGATCATCATCGACGAGAAACGTCGGCAGGCGGCCGAAGATGTGGACCGCAAGAACAGCACGCGGGCCGCACTGGAGAACCAGAAGGAGAGCTATGCCGCCTCACGCGCATCTACTGCCGACCTCATCGAAGCCAACGCCCAACGCATCTTCGGCCTCGAAGCCAGCCAGCGGCAAATCCAGATCGCCGAGACGCAGCTCCGCTATGACAAGCAGATCCGCGACCTCGCCCAGGACAAGGCACTCCTCGAGGAAGACCGGGCACGGGCGGCGGGACTCCTCGCCGAGCAGCGTGACGCCGAACTCGGGATCCTCATGGCCCAGAAGGACGCCCAGAAAACCGGCCGCTCGATCGCGATCGGCTCTTCCCAAGACGCGCGGCAGGCCTTCGCGCCCGTGCTCAACGAAGAGCGAACCGACCGCAAGATGGCGCAACAGAAGTTCGATCGCATGATTTCCGAGCTCGCCAAGATCCGCAGCAACACCGGACAGACCCAGGTCGCCACTTACCAGTAAACAGCCATGGCCATCATCGCACGAGAACTTCGGGACACACCCAACGGCCGCACCTGGCAGCTCAAGCGTTCCCGCGTCGGCTTCGAGGGAACCAAGTGGTTCTATGTCAACACGGACCTTGAGGATTCGGCGCTCCTGGCCGAGAACCTCCCCAAGATCGGCGAACCCTGGAGCCAGGCCGAAGAGCTTCGGCTGTGCGTCGTGACGGAGATCGGCCCGACCGAACGCATGGGCGGCCGCGATCGTGGCGACGGCACCGGCGGCGGCATCACGCACGTTCCCGTCAAATACCAGAGCCTCTCGAGCACGGGCGGCGGTGGGAACGAACCGCCCAAGGCCCAAGGGCACCTGGACCGATGGTGCAGCGTCCGGAACAACCTCACCACCGAGCTCATCAAATACCCCGTCGACGACGACGATGAACCGCAGACCGACCGCGACCAGATCTTGAACGGCCAGGGGACGGCGAGGCCCGTTGTTGAACTCGACTACCTCGTAAGCGTTGCTTACGACCTCACGCGCGGGCAACCGGACTTCGACAGGCTGGACCGACTGGGAGATCCCTGCCACACGAACCGCGGAAGCGTGACGTTCCCGCCGATCCTTCGGACGACGGCGACTCGGACGAAGGCACCAGGAGAGTGCCTCTACCGCGGATACAGCCTGAGCCAGGAGGGTGAGCTGCTCGTGGTGGAGCACACTATCAGCGTTCGGGCGGGCGGCGTCGGATCGTGGAAGCTCTTCTATGAGCACCTCGACGAGACGGGCGAGGCGGATCGTTCGAACATTGCCCAGGTCGTCCCGAGCGCCGACTGGGGCGGGCTCTTCAACTAACACCCCATGCCACCAAGACTTCAAAGATCGCGCAAGGGTGACAAGGTCACCGCCGCCGACCGAAACGACCTCATCGACGCGATCGAGGGCGGGAAGCCTCGCCTCGGCGCAGGGCTCTTGGGGCTCTATGGAAACGCCGTGGACCTCGCCAACCGCGAGGGGCTCGTGCTCATCCCGGCCCGCGTGACGGGAGCGCCATCGGGCACGGAAGTCGAAGAGCCCGATTGCACGTACACCATCCGCGCCATCCATGACCAATCGTGGGTGCTCGACGGTCACAAGCCCGGCTATGGCCGCATGCTCCAGGGCGCTGGCGTCCTGATGAAGCCCGCGCCCGTGGGCAGTTTCTGCTTCATGGTTCGCGAGTGGGCGGGCGGTGGCACTTACACCGTGGACGCGTGGGTCATCAAGGAGAGCTATCTCACGACGTTCTGCCCCGACCCATCGCCCGGCCCGATCGCGCCGCAGGCCTTGACCAAGCGTGAACGAGATGAGATGGCGATGAAGGGGAATCTCGCGGGGAGCGTGGGCTCGGTCGTCGTGAGCCCGGCCCCGATCCCGACCCCGGGCGGAGGATTCGAATGAGCACGTCCCGCAAGAGCCATACCGCCCGCGCCTTTGACCTCACGATCTCCGGCAACAGCGTCGCCTTCGACGTCGAGACTGGCGTCGCAGCACGCGTCGCGTGGAGCAATGAGCATGGCGCCATGGCCGGCGGCGACAGCCTCAAGGTCCAGATCGATCCGGGTGGAGCCGGTCCACTTGTGGACTTCGCGTCCGCCAAGACGCTCGACAACACGACGAAGGTCGTGCAGATCACCCAGGACGAGATGCGAGGAGTCTCCCGCCTCGCCATCGTGAAGAGCGGGACGGCGACCACAACGCCGCCCAAGACGGCCTCGATCTACCTGACGCAAGACCAGGACTGAGCACACGACCCATCCCCACCAACCGCACACCCTGATAGGAGTACCACACCATGGCCAACGTCTTCAACACCGTCGACAACGTCGACCTCGCGACCGCACTCGGAGGCGTTCCCGCCGCCGGCAGCGATGTCTACATCAACAAGTATGCGACGCAGTTCTCGACCGGCATGGACCTCTCCGCGAACGATCTCAACAGCTTCCGCATCACCGAAGGCTTCACCGGGAGCTTCGCCGCCGATGCCGTGCTCTTGGTCAACAACGGCGGAGCTGGCAAGATCATCAACGAGGGCGCGAGCAAGGAAGTCCGCATCAAAGCCGCGAGCGGCGCGGGCGTCCTCTACTACGTGGAGAACAACCCCAAGAGCGGCGGCTCGCTCTTCATCGGCCAAGGCACTGTCACGATCGCCATCACCAAGGCGGGCTATGCCAGTTACAGCGACGTCGCGATCGTCACCAACGCCTACACGACGGGCGGAAGCACAACGTTCGAATACTGCTCGACGGCACTCACCGGCCTCTACATCCGCGGCGGCAGCGTGCTCCTCAAGCGTGACGTCGGAGTGCTGAGCGTCCTCAACGGAAGCTGCACGATCAACGACAGCCGAGTTTCTCCGGCGACCGTCAACCTCGAGTCTGGCGGCACGCTCAACCTCGCCGAATGCGGTGACATCGGCACGCTCAACGCGAGCGGCGGCGTCTTGGACTTCACGAAGCTGACGCGGCCCATCACCATCGGAACCACCAACATCGAACCGAACGTGAAGTTCATCAAAAACGTTTCTACGGACTCCCTTGTGACGTTCACGACCGTGAACAGGCCCCGCGGCCGCGAGACGATCGAGCAGCGGTAGTCATTCACGATCCAGACTCGCCTTCGTCGGCCGGCGCCGGATGCCTTCGGGCGCCGGCGTCGGTTTTTTCTTATGTGAGGTGCATACATGGCACGCAAAATCCAGATCGGGCCCGACGGCCGTCTGCGGATGAAGGCCGGGAAGGTCATACTCGCTAACGCCAACGAACCATGCTGCTGTGGCGATGAGCCCGGCCCGCTCTATCGAAGGCTGCACGACTGCTGCAACATCCACCGCGTCTTGTGGGTGCTCGTGGACATGCTGGGCCCGTGCCTGGTCATCGCGCGAGTGGGCGGGCTTGGAACCGTCGAATGCTGGGCCGTCGAGACGGGACAGGAACCGCTGACGGCGGCGCAGATCGCTGATGTTTTTCCGGGCGAGGCGATCGACGCGCCCGACGACCCATCCTCTGCGTATCCGTGCGGCACGTGCGGCGTCGAGCCCTGCCCGGCTTGCCCCGATTGCTGCATGCGGATCATCGTCTATCCAGCGTGCGGCATCGAGGCCTGCTGCAACGTCGGACGAAAGTTCCGGGTTCGCTACGACGTCGTCACCACGTCTGCAAAGCGGTGGATTCCCGAGATCTTCTTCGCTCCCGACTGCGGCGGGCTGCTCGCCCAAGCGTCCATGTTCGTGGACTATCACCAGAGCTTCGTCGCCCGCGGATCGTTCCTCGTGGAGCGTGTCCGCAACGGCAACACGTGCGACCCGCCAACCATTCTCTGCGAGGGCGGAGCGTTCATCCGGCGCATTCGGCACCAGGAGGGACCGTCCGGACCTTCGACGCTCTCTGGGTGCACCATCACCACGCCACCGCGCGTGGTGCAGGTCGATGAGGATTTCACGGAGAACGAGTGCTTCGGAAACCCGTTCGACCTCGACAGCTTCCGCGTTGCCACCAACATCGGACGCGAGTACAACGATTATGGGCCCGGAACACCCAACACCGAATGCGCCAGCGACGGGAACGGGGGCCTGTACCCATACTCGGGCTCGTGGAGCGGGACCAACAACAGCGACGACTGGACATCAGGGGCGGGCTACGTGCGGTCGCTCAGCAAGGGGTGCGACGGGCTCTCGCTCGACGAAAGCTATCACGAGACGTTCCGATGGAACCAGCTTCCGACGCTGATCTATACCGCCGATTGGACCAACCAAACCACCGTGACGGTCGAGATCCTTGATGCGGACTGCGGGGCCGATCCGTGCAGCCCGCCCGATGGTGGCGGTGGTGGAGGCCTGAATCAGATCGCTGGACTTCTGCGTGGGTCTGCTGGGGGGCTGGGTGGCGTGACGCGTGCGGGGATGGAAGCCCTGATCTTCGGTCGCTCGATGCTCGGGAAGACCCGGAGCGGAGTTGTCGGCGGATGCCGCGGATGCGGGAGCAATGGCGGCGTGCGCGTGGTGGGTGAGGACGAGATGCGGATGGCTCTGGCCAAGAGCGGATATACTGCCAGCGGGGGAATGTGAAAGGCGGGAGCGGCCGATGCAGGACATGACGCCAATCAAGGATCGGATCAAACGTGGACGCGAGGCGGTCCAAAAAGCTCGCGCACTAATCGCCCAAGTCGAGCCACTTCTGAGTGCTGCGGACGTGTGTGTCAATCTGACCAGAGACGAGAAACTAGCGTCAATCATTTTGGATGAGGCAGCCACATTTTCGACGCTGCTCGAAACCGCGAAGTGGAACCTCGAACAGATTGGGAGCGGCAGATGCAAGACCTGACGAAGATGGGCGATGAGGAGTTGGTGGAGAAGTACGAACGCTCCGTGTACGAGCTAGGTGACCACGGCGGAAAGCCCTCGTATGGCTCAACCGAACTCATTGACCACAAGGAAGCCCGTGTCGAAATCCTGCGGCGGATGGGGTCGAAGATGCCGTCACCCGAAGAGCCCATCACAATGGAACGCATCCGCAATGCGAAGAATGCGTATGGCGCACCAAAGCCCGATTTGGTGGCGCTCTGTCAAGGCTCGCCATTTAGCGTTCGTCTGGCAGGGCCTGGGGACGTGGCGTGTGCGTGCAGCAATGCGGCTACCTGCCGAGTGAAGTTCTACGGCGAGACGCAGCGTGAGGACGAGAACGTCTGCGACACGTGTGCTGGGAAGCTCATGGTGCAGACTTTGGCTGGGCAATCGCGACACTGCCTCCAGTTTGTGGATCTACCAAAGGTGACGCCGCATGAGGCCGTTGGATGACGCAGCTCGTCCACGTCTGCCAGCACGTCGTGCAGGGGACCGCCACGCTCGTCCAGCTCGCAGTTCGTGGGCAGCTCAGGCGTGAGCACGTTTGGGTAGGCGTGAAGGGTGCAGGGCTATACGCCAAGGCCGTGGCGAATGGCGACGTGGCGGACCAACCGATCGTGAACGTGAGGCTCGGTCCCAACGGGTGCGGCGGCTGCCCATCACGGACGATCACCAATGAGTTCGGCTACGAGGCCTGGTGGTGCGGCACGCCGTTCGTGGAGGGCCGCGATGAGCATGGGCCGACGTGTGGTTGCATGCTGCAGGGGAAGGCCGCTGGGGGCTCTGAGGCTTGCCTGCGCGGCAACTGGTGAGTAAGGTCATGGGTCAGGCAGCACCCTATTCCCCCCTGGTAGGTTCCCGTAACCCTAACAGAGGCGCGCGGCAGTAAGCGT